GCAAAGGGAGAATCAGGTAGAGTAGTAGCAAGTAGAACGTTACGATTACCCCACGTACAGAGGTACATGATGGAACGTGTCGCTAATACCATAGGACTAGGGGCAGTAAAGGCTTCTCAAAAACTAATTCAGTTATCAGGTGAAGCCAAGAGTGAGTACGTGCAACTAGAAGCGTCAAGAGATCTATTGGATAGAGCTGGTGTAAGAGCGCCAGAACGAATACAGCATGACGTAACAGGTGATATAAAAATCAATATTGATCTCACGTAAATACTTAAAACAGATGTGCCATAAAGAGGGGTGGGGGGGCAAAAAGATGGTAGAGTATTACATATATATATCCCATACAAACATTAGAGCTTAAAAAAAGCACGTTAGAGCAGTCAGATTAGTTTGCTGTACACGTCATGTGAGTACACAAAATATATTTTATATTTTAAAAGTACCTCATGGCAAAGACTGCGGCATGGCAACGTAAAGAAGGGAAAAACCCTAAAGGTGGATTAAACGCTAAAGGCAGAGCTAGTTACAACAAAGCTACTGGTGGTAATCTCAAAGCACCTTCCAAAGTAAAAGGTAATAAAAGAAGGAAGTCATTCTGTGCTAGAATGAAAGGGATGCGGAAACGTCAGAAGCCAAGTAACAATACTGGAAAGGACAGATTATCTAAATCATTGAGAGCATGGAATTGTTAATGTGAGTACCCAATATATTTTTTTTCTTTAAAGTGGTTTTCTTTCACCCTAAACAAAATGGACAAGAGAATGACACAGTTAGAAAAAGAAATTAAAGACCTCAAAGAACAAAATAAGATACTCATAGAAAGCCTAGAGAGGCATTTAGAGGAAAAATCAAACTTACGTAAACAACTATACAAGGATACCAATGAGTTTTCTCCAAAGCATATCCCTAACGGATAGACGAAAATTAAGAATTATAGTAAAAAAGGTACATCTAAAGAATTATCCTACCGAACATATAAACGACTATGAAGCTGATAAGTTAATTGAAAGCTTTGCTCCTGATGTTGTAGAAAAATTTTTAAAAGCTGGAATTGATTCAGGAAAGGTTCAGTGAGCGAGTTTAAATACAAGCCCTACGGAGAAGTATTAAAAGGATTTATGAAGTCAGATGACTTCTTTAGAGGAATAAGAGGGCCTGTTGGAAGTGGGAAGTCTGTTGCTTGTTGCGTAGAGATATTTAGGAGAGCATTACAACAACAAAAGAATAAAGATGGTATCCGTAGATCACGTTGGGCAGTTATTCGGAATACCAATCCACAGCTTAAAACAACAACGATTAAGACATGGTTAGATTGGTATGATGAAAATACTTGGGGCCGCTTTAAATGGTCAGTTCCCTACACTCATCACATAAAAAGAGGTGATTTAGACATTGAGGTTATCTTCCTAGCCCTTGATAGACCTGAAGATATGAAGAAACTGTTATCCTTAGAACTGACAGGGGTATGGGTAAATGAAGCTAGAGAGATTCCAAAGTCTATTATTGATGCTTGTACTATGAGGGTAGGTAGATTTCCTTCTATGCGTGAAGGTGGTGCGTCTTGGTATGGAGTTATTTGCGATACAAATGCCCCAGAAGAAGATCATTGGTGGCCTATTATGGCTGGTGATGTGCCTGTACCAGATCATATCTCTAGGGATGAAGCCTTAATGTTAATTAAACCAGATAATTGGTCTTTTTATACGCAAGGTGGTGGCATGAAAGAAAAACGAGATCAACAAGGTGATTTAACTGGCTACGAAGATAATGAAAACGCTGAGAATAAACAAAATTTAACACCTAAATATTATAGTAATATTGTTAAAGGTAAAACGAAGGGATGGATTGATGTTTATGTCTTAAATAAACTAGGGTCTTTAGAAGAAGGTAAACCTGTGTATCCATCATGGCGAATAGAAACACACTTAGCTAAAGAGCCATTACTTCCTGACCCTAATTCTACAGTATATATTGGTATTGATTTTGGATTAACGCCTAGTGCTGTGTTTGGACAACGATTAGTTACAGGAAGATGGCAAATACTTCATGAGTTAGTATGTTTTGATATGGGTGCTGTTAGATTTGCAGAAGCCATGAAACAAGATATTACAAAATATTTCCGTAATTATGAATTAGAAATATATGGCGACCCAGCAGGAGATTTTAGAGCTCAAACTGATGAAAGAACACCATTTCAAATGCTACGACAGGCTGGTATTAAAGCTTTTCCAGCACCTTCTAATGATGTGGCTTTAAGAATTGAATCAGTTGAATCAATGTTAAATAAAATGGCAGATGGGAAGCCTTGTTTTTTATTAGATGATAGATGTTTAAACCTTAAAAAAGGATTTAATGGGGGCTATCATTATAGACGTATGCAAACATCAGGGGAACGCTTTGATGAAAAGCCCAATAAAAACAGATATTCCCACGTTCATGACGCATTACAGTATTTATTAATGGGAGCTGGTGAAGGACGTACCTTAATTCATGGTAAAAAAACAATTAATCCTACTAAAGCAAAGACAACATGGAATGTCTTTGACAAAATAGACAAACCAAAAAGGAAATCTTGGAACGTATTCGGACTAAATGGCTAGTTTTTTTCTATACTCCTTTTAATCCTCCTTGGTATACCAAATGGCGTAAGAAGGGATTTACTCATGTAGGAGCTATGATGTTTAATGCCGAACATAAATGTTGGGTATTAGTAGAAGGTTTATACGGACGGCTTAATGTGGAAGTATTATCAAGAAAACAATCAGAAAAAGTATTAAGCTACATCAAAAGATTACATGGGATTGTTCTTAAAGGGGATGAAAAAGATACCCCTAATTTTAGAGGAGAATGGTGGGTCAAAGAACATAGTTGCGTCAGTTATATGCAACGATTGTTAGGATTAAGAAAATTTTTCTTATTTACACCATATCAGCTATTTTGTGCGTTGCGAAAGATTGGATTTACTATTTTTGTAGACGCAACAATTAATAAAGGAAGTTCTATGCCCAAAGTTGGTAAAAAAATGTTTTCATATGGTTCTAAGGGAATAGCAAAAGCAAAAGCTGAAGCTAAAAAATCAGGTAAAAAAGTTACTATGACTAAAAAAGCAAATAAAAAGTAATGGCTAAAAAAGGATTGTACGCAAACATTCACGCTAAACGTAAAAGAATTGCGTCTGGTAGTAATGAAAGAATGAGAAAAGCTGGAAGCAAAGGTGCTCCTAGTTCTGCAAATTTTAAAAGAGCTGCCAAAACAGCAAAAAAATAATGGGCATTTTACGAAAACCTAAATATCAAGAAACAGAAACTGATAAAGCTATTAAACGTCAAATAGCTCAAGAAGAAGAAGATCGTGTTAAAAAAGAAGAAGCAAGAGCTGAACGTAAAAGAAGAATGGCTAAAGGAATGATAGGTTCTCGTTCTATGTTTTCTAAAGCTGGTGGTCAGGGTTTCTATGATGACCAAGGAAATATGTTATCATAATGGGTAGTAAAAATTCAACAAGTTCTACAGGTGGAAGTGGAAGTTCTAGCTCTGGTGGAGGTAGAGGTTCTGATCGTAGTGGTAGACAAGAAACAAATAGAAGAAGAAATGAAGTGAATCCAAATGTAGTTAAAGCTGGTGCTAAAAAAGTAAAACAAGCAATTAAAAAATCTGGTTCAACTATGTACGGAGATTTAGCAAGTCAAACAACTAATGAATATTTAGTATCTATTGGCGAAGCTAAAAGAGGAAATCCTTATTATAATAACAAAGGAAAAATAACAGGATATAGTTATAACTTAACAGCTAAAGGTCATAAAATGAAATATGGTACTTACAATGCTGGTGGCCCACAAAATCCTACTGGTATGGGTACTGTTGGTAAAGGTGGAATTATGAATCAAGTTCCTATTTCAGAAGAAATGTTTAAATCACAAAAAAGAACACAAATGATAGCAACAGGGGCTATGGCGGCTTTAGGTGTTCCAGTTATGGGTGCGGCTTTTGCTGATTATAATAGTAAAAAATATAGTGATTATAAAAAAAGTTTTGAAGCTAATTTTGATACTAGAAATGCTAATACTTATTCTGCTTCTAATGAACAAAGCTCTACTGAATCAGCAAATTTAGGTTTTGGTGATACAAAAGAAGTAGCAAGTAATAATAGTAAAAAGAAATCTAAAACAACTAAATCAACAACTAAATTTTTCACTGGTACTGGTAAAGCAGAATCAAGTAACAAAAGAGCATTTTACGTCTAATGGTTTACACAAATACAGATATAGCACCAAACACTTCTACTGATAAAAAAGTAGAAGCTATTTTAAAACGTTACAAAGAAGCTGATAATTTAAAAGCTCAATGGAAAGATAAATTTGAAGAAGCATATGAATATTGTTTACCTCAAAGAGAATCTTTTTATGATGAAGAAGCTGGTCAAAAACGTACTGATAAAATATTTGATGAAACTGCTGTTGTTGGTATTCAAGAATTTGCTAGTAGATTACAAGCTGGTATAGTTCCTACTTTTGCAAGATGGGCAAACTTTGAAGCTGGAATAGAAATACCAGAACAAAATGTAGAAGAAGTTAATGCTTCTTTAGATGATATTACTCAATATATATTTGAAGTTATTGGCAATAGTAATTTTAATTCTGAAGTACATGAAGCCTTTATGGATTTAGCAGTTGGTACAGGTGTTATGTTAATTGAAGAAGGTGACGCAATTAATCCTGTAAAATTTTCTGCTATACCACTTCCTCATGTTTGTTTAGCTAACGGCCCAACAAATAAAATTGATTCAGTTTATAGAAAAAGATCATGCAAACTTAATGAAATAAAAGTTATGTATCCTAAAGCTGAAATTCCAAAAGAAGTAATGGAATCAATGGATGAAAATAAAAAATGCACCATTTTAGATGGTGTGTATCAAATCTATGATGAACCTAATGTAGAAAAATTTAAACATTGTGTAATTCTTTTAGATAAAAAAGTAATTATTTTTGAAGAAGAATTTGATGGTGTGGGTGCTAATCCGTATATTTGTTTTCGTTGGAATAAAGCTTCAGGTGAAGTGTATGGACGTGGCCCAATCTTTAATGCCATGTCTGCAATTAAAACAACAAATTTAACAATTCAATTAATTTTAGAAAATGCACAAATGGCAATATCAGGAATATACCAAGTAGAAGATGATGGTATTGTTAATCCTGATAACATACAGCTAGTACCTGGCAGTCTAATTCCAATCGCACCAAATTCAAGAGGTTTACAACCTATTAATACTGCTGGAAGATTTGATGTAGCTCAGTTGGTATTAGAAGATATGAGAGCTAATATTAAAAAAGCATTATACATGGAAACACTTGGTAGACCTGAAGGTACACCAATGACTGCTACTGAAGTTGCAGAACGTATGGCTGATTTATCAAGACAAATTGGTTCATCATTCGGTAGGTTACAATCTGAATTTGTTATTCCTTTATTAAGACGTGTAATTAGAATTTTAAAAAATCAAGGTAGAATAGAATTACCTGTAATTAATGGTAGAGAAGTTAAAGTACAAGCAATCTCACCATTAGCAAGATCACAATATCAACAAGATATAAGTGACATAAATAGATTTCATGAAATTATCGCTACTACGTTTGGCCCACAAGTTCTTAATCTTATTGTTAAACAAGATGAAGTGGCAAAACATATTGGTAAACTTATGAATATTCCTGAGAAACTATTACGAGATTCAACGGAACAAGAAGCTCTAGCCCAAGAAGTACAAGGTATGGCACAACAAGGACAACTAGAAGGAGAAGGAAATGACGTCATGGGATCACCTCAAGGACAGCAAGGCCCAGTCTAAACCAGTCAATTCGATTGATGGTTATACAAGATCACCACAAACAGAAAAATTATTAAACAAACTTTTTGGTTCTGTTTTTAAAGGTGATGATGGGAAACAAGTATTAGCATATTTAAAGTCTATAACTACTGAAGCAGTAGCTGGGCCAAATATGTCTACTAATGAATTATTTCATTTAGAAGGAAGAAGATTTTTAGTAGCTATTATTCAATCAAGAATTAGTGCTAATTTAAAGGAGAAAAAATAATGAGTGAAGAAGATAAAGTACAGGAAACGACAACAGAAACGTTAGCCAAACCAGAATACATATCCGATAAATTTTGGGATAATGACAGGGGAGAGGTAAATGTTGAATCGCTAAGTACATCATATAATTCTTTAGAAAAAAAATTAGGTCAGCGTACAGATGAATTAACAAAACAGATACGCACAGATATTGAGCAAGAACGTAATGCTAAAGTTCCTGAAAAATATGAAATAAAAATGCCTGAAATCCCTGAAGATGTTAGTATGGAAGTTAATGAAGATCAGCCTTTATTACAATGGTGGGGTGAAACGGCTCGATCAATGGGATTATCTCAAGACCAATTTAATGAAGGAATTAATCAATTTGTACAAAATGAGATTAATGGACTTCCTAATGTTGAACAAGAAACTCAATTATTAGGTGATAATGCTAAAGATAGAATAGAATCAGCAGATTTATGGGCAAAAAAACATTTATCAGAAAATGC